GGGGAGATGGTTCTACCCAATTGGTCCTTTTGGGAATCAATTGGGATGGTGGACTTCCTTGAACCCGATGCTGAGATTCCCGTTAAGGTAGTCTCAGTACCTAAGACGATGAAGACTCCTCGGATCATAGCCGTTGAACCAACTGCAATGCAGTATGCACAGCAGGCAATTCTACGTCTATTCCAAGATGGAATCAAGCATTCTTACCTTGATTCCTTTATCGGTCTTGATGACCAGACGCCTAACCAACGTTTGGCTCGTCAAGGATCTTCGAAAGGAGATCTCGCGACACTCGACTTGAGTGAAGCGTCCGATAGAGTCTCATGGGAGCTGGCTTCTGTCCTATATTCCAGGCACCGTCATCTTCATGACGCTGTCATGGCGTGTAGGAGCAGAAAGGCTCTCCTGCCTAGCGGTGAGTTGTTAACTCTCGCTAAGTTCGCGTCGATGGGTTCGGCACTCTGTTTTCCGACAGAGGCGATGGTGTTTCTTGCCATCATCTTTGTTGGAATCGAGAGGCGCCTAGGACACCTGTTGACCAAAAAGGATGTTGAATCCTTTATTGGTCGGGTGCGTGTCTTCGGGGATGATATCATTGTCCCCGTCGACTATGTGCGTTCCGTGATCGATGCGCTTGAGGCTTATGGCCTGCAAGTTAATCGACGCAAGTCTTTCTGGAATGGCAAGTTCCGGGAGTCTTGCGGGAGGGAGTACTATGATAGCAGGGACGTCTCAATTGTCCGTTGCCGTCGAGTTCTTCCCACCTCACGGAGGGACGTACAGGAGATCATTTCAACTGTCTCACTCAGGAACCAGCTGTTTCAGGCTGGTCTTGATGACGCCGTTGATCTTCTTGATCGTAGAGTGCGTAGATTGCTCAAGCACTTTCCGATTGTTGAAGAGAGCTCTCCTGTTTTGGGTCGGCATAGCTACGAGCGTGTATATCACGACTCACAGCTGGTAAATTCCATTCCTATGGTTAAGGGATGGATAGTTCAGCCTCGTATCCCAATAAATGAGATACAAGACTGGCCGGCCCTTCGTAAGTGCCTCGCCCTCATGGAGGAGCGAGGAACCAAGGATGAGATTGCCACCTCATCTGATCACTTACGACGTTCTGGGCGACCCCGAGTCGTCGACATCAAACTCGGGATGGGCCCACCGGTCTGATTCGTGATACCGGTGGTCACGGACATTCCCGTCCGTGGGGGGAGGTTACCTAGGAGATAGGACCTTTATCCTATCGGCTCACTTTGTCGCAGCGCTCTCACTTCCATAGAGAGACACGCGATTGGTGAAGCGTCCCGGGCCAACCACTCGGGAGGTGCACTAGGCAGTGCACCTCCCCGC